ACGGACGCGGGTTTCAAGATCGGCAATGCGCTGGTCCTTCTGCGCCGTCGCCTCACGGAATTGCTGCTCCAGAGCTTGTCTTGCTTCGGAGTATTTTCCTTGCGATTCCAGTTCAGCTTGCTCGGCGCGTCGCTTGAACTCAAGTAGTTCATCGACATCAACGCCATCCGGTAGTTTCTTTGACTTAGCAGCACGCAATTCAGCAATCAGCTCTTGGTTCTTGCGTTCCAATGCTTCAACACTGCGTTGCAGTGCTTCGGTGTTGCCCCCGGTAGCCGCAGGCTCCTGGGTTTGATTTTCTTCAGACATGCTTATCCCGCAGGGATATAGTGCGTTACCACTTTACCTTATCCGCCCAGTAAGCAGCACTCAGCTTGCCTTTGGCTATGTTTTTAGCATGACGAGCTTTAAATGATGCCCTTCTGGCTTTGTCTGCTGCCGATTCTCCTTTTCGTGCTGGTGAGCCAGATACGCCCTGCTGTCCGAAACGGATGAGTTTTACGGTCTCGCCTTCCTTGGCGAGGACCGCGTGGGATTTGTTGGGATTGTTAGGCGTCCGCTTGGGTTTGTTATAACCCTCAAACTGCTCGCCGCGATAGGTGATCATTTGCGCTTGGGTTTGCGGGGCTTGGCAGTCTTAGCCGCAGCCTTAAATGCAGCGGCGGTAGGGCGACCTGCTTCACCCTTGCGTGCCATGCGCTCGTTGCTGCCAGCTTCAATGCGCTTGCGCTTGGCTGCGATGTTGGCGTAGAGGCCAGGTTTCTTAGCCATCACTTTTTACCCTTTGGCTTGCGTGACTTTCCGGCTTTTGACAGCGCGATTGCGATTGCTTGCTTTTGCGGTTTGCCCGCCTTCATCTCCGCCTTGATGTTGGCTGAGATCACACCCTGCGACTTTCCTTTCTTCAACGGCATGACGCCACTGGCTAGGTTCACCCAGTTTAAGCAGGTCTGGCGATGCCCAAAACTGCGTGCCATCTTCGCGCTGGCATAGCACGGCATTGACCCACGCCTCACCAATCAACGCTTCTACCGTATCGCTAACGATCAGGCCGTTGACAAAATGCCGAAGGTTAGGCAGGTCCATATCGTTTGCGGAGCTGCTCTAAGGTTACCTCTGCGCCATCATCACGGACCAGCTTGGCGATGGCATCACGTGGGCCGTATTTATCTGCAAGCCGGTTGAAGTATGCAACCTTGCCGGGACCTAACGCTTCAGCTTGCACACTGCGTGGCTGCTTCGATAACCATTCGCCATAGCTTTGGTTGATCGGCACTTGGCCATCTTTACTGGCGCGGGTTGCGGTGGTGGATGGCGGCAGGATGTCGGGGTCGATGATTGGTACGGTTGTCGAGCGGCAGTTGAAATGCTGCGGCGGCTTTGGCCCCTTGCCGTATTCAAACTCTTTGCCATCTAACGCCCGGCAGATGGCGCTAGTTCGCGTGTCCAATGTGGCAATGTAACGGTACTTCTTGGTGATGTCTTGGTTGGCCTCATACACCTGTTGACTGGCGGTATTGGCCACTTGGTTGATGCTGGTGCGAACTAGCGTGATGATCTGATTATCAGCAACGGCTGTCGCCTGCCCGCCTGCTGCTACCAGTTGCCGGACTGTTTTAGCCTCCTCGCCAAATTGCAAGCTGCCAATCAACCGTTTGGCAATGTCTGGCGTGGTTTCGCCAGTAAGCAGTCCTTGCCGCACCACCTGCGAAAACCGCTCAGCTTGATCAACGGCAATGCCACGAAATGCCTTTGTGATGACCTCGCCATTGGGCAGCGTGATCGTGGCACCCTGCGCAGCAGTCAGGCTGAATGTCTGCGGTGCGCCTTGCACTGCAGCAAATAGGTCATCGCTTAATGCGACCACATTGAGCTGCGTCGGGTCAGTGGTGACCACACTCTGCGCAAACTGCGGGCTGATCTCAACTGTCCGCACTGCATCACGGCTACCTGCTGGCAATGCGCGGCGCAACTGCTCGGTGACAAACTCCGACTGCAGCTCCGCCAACCCTTGCAGCTCCAATGCTGTCAGCTCAGTTGCATCCCCAGCCCAGGTGCCGAGGCTGTCTTTAAGTTGCGCCAAGATGCCGCGCAACCTGGCTGCCTTGACTGGCGCCGCTAAATCGTCGATGGCGCGCAATTGGTTGACTGCATCAATAATGATGTCGTTATACGCATTGATGACACGCCTAGCGACGCTATTGCTGTAGCGGTTCAGGTCGATTGCATTGCGATATAGCGACTCGGGTGTCAACGAATAATTCTGCCAGCTCTGAGATTAACTTTAGTGAGGATGGATGGGTTTTTCTTTTTGGCTCGCGTTGCGGCGCTGCGCTGCGCTGCACCTTTCGCGGATGCCTTGTTTACGCTGATGCCAAGGCGGTCGGCGCGATTGCGATCTTGCGCCTTGCGTGTTGCCCCCACTGTGCCCTTGGGCACGCTGGACTTCATGCCGGTGTCGCCAGCGTCAAGGTTGCCACCGCGCCGACCTTGATTACCCTTGCCAGTCAGCCGCCCCCCCCTGGCAGTGGCGCCGCTGCCGGTAGACGCAAAGCGGCCAATCTTGTCGCGGGAGTACTTGCGTGCCATTGGTGAGATGGAGGAGATGCCTAAAGTCTACTCATTGAATGATGCCCAAGTCTGCCGCCTGATAGCCAGAGCGGATGCTGACATTAGCGCCGCGTTGCAGTGCGCTGCTGACGATTGCTGCAAATGCGTCATAGCCGTTTTGCCCATCTTCCATCAGCACCATTTCGTCTACCTCATCTGGCTTGCCATCGACGTACCAGCTAACGCGCACGATTGCCAAGATTTCGTCTGGCAATGCACTGACGTGATAATCAAGCTCCTGTTTGCGTGGCTTCTTCGGTTCGATCATCACTGCTAAGTCGATTAGCCAACTGATCAGGCCGTCCAGCAGGTTGTACATCCATTCCCGCATTGGCCGTGGCCTCCAGTTCTTCCTCGACATCAAAGTCATCGCCCAGCACCTCGCCATCAGACAATTGCTGCAGCAAGGTTTCCTGGGTGATGGTTCCTGCAGTGTAAAGCTGGAGCAGGCTGTTGATTTCCTGCGGCTCAAGCCTGGTGCCCATAAAGTCACGATTAACGCGGCAGCTACCGGCGGCTTCGTTTTGACCGAGATACTGCGCATGGAATTGCAGGCAGTTGTCGATCATGTCCTGCATGTTTTGCGCAATCACCATCATGGTGCTGTCGCCTTGACTGCGGTTGATGCGTTTAGCCTCTGCGGTTTCAGCGGTCAGCTTTTGGCCGAGCACTGCCGATAGGCCGAGTTCGTTGATCTGCATTGCAAGCGATTCAAGCCGCTTGAACTGATATTCGTAGCTGGTGCCACCGGGTTCGATGTACTCGGCGCGGCCTTCGGCAGGGAATGCGATGGCTTCACCAGGGCCAGCAGATACCTCTTCGGCGCTACTGGGGAAGCCGTAAAACGCCAGCATCGGCACTGCCGAGATGTGCAGTTGATTGTCGAGGTCAGACTGGATTTGATAGGTTTTCAGATTCAGCTCGGCAATATCCTCCAGCGGTGGCCGGGACTCCATAAAGCCAATGCGGTTGGAGTAGGCAATGCTGAATGGGATTTCACTGAGACTGGTGCGGCCCTCATCAACAATGCGGAAGTCGCCTTTATCATCCTTTTGATGAATCTGGTATTCACCAGGGGTCAGCACACGCACCTGCTGGACTACCTTCTCGCCATACAAGCCATCAGGCACGCTGGCCAGCTCTTGCAAGCGGAGCATGGTCAATTGTTGCTTGCCTTCGTTGGTTTCAGTGCGCCAGCCAAGGATTTGTCGTGGCGTGTAATTCACCCAATAGGGTCGACCCCCATCAGCCGGTGCATCCACCAATGTACCAACGTGGCCATAACGGACCATCTTGCGGGCGGTTTCATACGTCCAGACATTGAGGTCATTGCCATTTAGGTCAACATCAAACAACTGTTCGGTAATGGTGTCGCTGGTATCAACCAATCGCACCGGCTTGCGGGTCAACATGCCAGCCAACAACCGCTCCAAACGCTGGTAATACGGCGGGCATACGCTGCGTGCTAGACGGTTGTCGTAGGACTCATCTAGCTCGCGCGGTTCTTGCGGCAGGTAACGGCGATGCTTTTGCCGCATCCCGAAGGTGCCCTGCAGCAGGTCTTCAATCAGGATCCAATGCGCCTCTTGCGCATACCATGCAGTATTGGGGTCCTGCACACGGGTGACCTTACGCTCAGCCGTAGGGCGGTCGTAGAAGTTATACCCCGTGTACATGTGACCCCTTACCGTATCAAGCTGCGGTCAGTGTAACGCTGTTGCGGTTTACCTTGATCTCAAAGCCATCGCCAGGATTGAAGCCCATCTCGTCAAGGTAAGCACTGCCAACCATCAGGTTGCCATTGAATTGGACCTTGGTCTTGTAGCTGAGTTTACGACCCGGCTTTTTGGGTGTGGTCAGCTTAAGGCCTTTGGCTTCCAGCAGGGCTTCGTAGAACTGAGTAAAGCACAGCTTGTCGGCTTTGACGTAACCGCAAGCGCGGACAATGTCAGATTTATTGCAGTCGCCAAGCTCCTTGACTTTGGCGAGCAGGTCAGCACCAGTGAGCATTTGAATAGTAAATGGTGGGCGCTCACAAGCGTAGCCTATTCAGCGGGCTTTTGCCACCTAGCACCTTTGCGGATGTTATCGGCAGCCCATAGCGGTTGCAGGTTTGTGTAATGAAAACATTGGCGCTGCTGATCGGAGTCCGACAGGTCAAAGCTGGCGCATGGTCGGATGTGGTCTATGTGCCAGCCCGTGCGGCCATAGTTGTCCCAGCTCATGCCTTCAGTGAACCGGGCTTCTAGGTGACGGCGCAGCTCCTCAATGGTGCAGCCTGTCAGATTCATGGTGCTGTTTGACTTGACAACTCCTTTTGTTGCATTTGAAAGCCTGCTCCGCAGTGAGTTCAAAAGTTGTTGCTGCGGATCTTTTCTGTATTGATTCATCCACTGCCTGAGCCATTCTCGATGCTGTGGCCTTTTTGCTTTTGCTTCCGCGCGCAATCTTTGACTATGACGTTGATAATGCCGCTGGGCCCTCAGTCGGTTACCTGGGAGTAAGCATTCCGGGCATTTCCAGTCACTGACTCGCCTGCCCATGCAGTGCCCGTGTGCGCAAGGGCCAATGTAGTAACGCTTTAAACCTTGCCGCTTTGCTTCCTTGCGGCTAATGAAGGGTCCGTAATGCAGTTGCGTAGGCTGTTGGCCGAACAGGTCCAATTGTGTAATGATGCACATGTTGCCTGGTGATGCAGGTGGCCGGGCGCGGGAGATTGCCGTCTCGCCGCGCCACCATCTTAATACAATCGCACCCCAGTCCCGCGTCCAGCGCCTGCGTGAAGCGGGTTGAACTCACGCCAGATGACGTAGCCCAAGGCGTCGTTCATGTGGTCGTAGCCGGCATCTTTATCGGGGTCGCCCTTTTCGGTATAGCACTGCAGCTCTAGGCACTCGATCACCTTGCGGCAGGCAGCGGCAATGGTGAGCCTGACTTGGCCTTTGCCATTTTCCAGCAAAGCCTGAACAGCAGCCACCCGATCACGAACGGGAGGGTTGCTGCGTGGTGATTGATTGCTGAAGCCGTAGGACTCCAAGATCTGAATGTCGGTTTGACTTGCGTTGGTGCTGCGGTTGCCGCCGCTGGCATCCGGGTAGATGTACACCTGTCGCTGCGGGTAACGGCGCTGGATCTCTTGCGCCAATGCGTCGGTGTCATGCGCGCCGCTGATCTCATCAATGACTAGCAGGCTGTTGCCCTGCCGGATGGCGATGACGGCAGACATGTTGCCAACGTTAAAGTCAACGCCAACCCTGAGTGGTTCACGGCTGGTATCTGGCAGGTTGGTGACTATGTGCTTGCTGCGGTCAAAGCGGTCATACACCTGACCAGTGGTCAAGTTAACAAACTCGCCGTCGAGGTACGCCCGCAACAGTTGCGGGTCGTAATTGGCCTGCAGCCGCTCGATGAAGTCCGGCGGCAGGTGTGGGTTGTCAGCAGTGCGCATCTTGATCAGCTTCCGGTCGGTGCGCTGCTGGGCATCGTCACTGCCGAATGTGTTCCACATCCAGCGGAAGCCTTCTGGCGTTGATGCTGCCGCAAACTGCCGGACATTGCCTGAGCGCAAGCGGCCAAGGATCTTGGGAAATGCCTTATTGGCAATGTTGGGTGTCACCGTGTCGATCTCATCGGCCAATACCCACGCAAGGTTCAAGCCGATGATGCGTGACCAATTCTCAAAGCTGCGGCACAGGATCTTGGTGTCACCACCTGGCAGGTGCAGCGTGTATTCCGGCAGCGGTGAGGCGCGGAAGGTGTAGGGGATGTCGTATGCCTCCAGGAAATCGTCAAAGTCGTTCTGCCAAATATCGCGGATCAATGGGCCCGTCGGCTCCATCACGGCGCCAATAAAGCCCTGATTAGCTGCAGCGAGCATCACCGCCTTGGCGCACAATGCCCGAGTCTTGCCAGCGCCATAGCCAGCGGAAATGCCAATGATCTGCGTTGCGGTGTCATCCACAAACGCAAGCTGCCCAGGATGCAGGTCGCTGCGGACGCTTGTTACCAGCTCATCCATGGATGCCGCTGTTGGCATCTCCATGAAGCTA